ATGGCAACCGTCGACCTGAGTCAGTTACCCGTTCCCGACGTGGTCGAGGAACTGGACTACGAAACCATTCTTGCGGAACGCAAAGCGACGCTGATTTCGATCTATCCGGAAGACCAGCAGGAGGCCATTGCGCGGACGCTCGCGCTTGAGTCAGAGCCGATTGTTAAGCTGCTGCAGGAAAACGCCTACCGGGAAATTATCTGGCGTCAGCGGGTGAACGAAGCCGCGCAGGCGGTGACGCTGGCCTATTCCAGCGGCGACGACCTCGACGTCATGGCTGCGAATAACAATACCGAACGGCTGACCATCATCCCGGCGGATAACGCCACCATTCCGCCGACGCCTGCAGTTATGGAGTCCGATGCCGACCTGCGGCTGCGAACGCAACAGGCGTTTGAGGGGCTGAGCGTGGCGGGGCCGGTCGGGGCTTACGAGTATCACGGCCGCAGCGCCGACGGACGCGTTGCTGACGTCTCGGTAGAAAGTCCTTCGCCCGCCTGCGTGACGATTTCCGTGCTATCCCGCGAGGGTGACGGTACCGCAGGCGCTGAGCTACTGGCGATTGTTGATAAGGCACTTAATGCCGAAACCGTACGCCCGGTGGGTGACCGGGTGACCGTCAGGTCTGCTGAGATTGTGACCTACCGGATTGACGCGACGCTCTACGTTTACCCCGGTCCAGAATCTGAGCCCATCAGAAAAGCGGCGGAGAAGCGTCTGCAAAGCTATATCAGCGCGCAGCACCGCCTCGGGCGTGATATTCGCCTGTCGGCCATTTACGCCGCGCTGCATGTTGAGGGGGTGCAGCGCGTCGAGCTGGCCGCGCCGCTGGCCGATATCGTACTGAGCAAATCACAGGCGTCGAACTGTATCGACTACCAGATAACTATCGGGGGCTCGGATGAGTGACAGGCTGTTACCCGTCGGCTCGTCGCCGCTGGAAGTTGCCGCCGCTGCCGCGCTCTCAGAGATTAAGCGCGTGCCGGTACCGCTGCGCACGCTGTGGAACTGGCGCACCTGCCCGTTAAACCTGCTGCCGTATCTGGCGTGGACGCTGTCGGTCGACCGGTGGGATGAGAAGTGGCCGGAGGCGACAAAGCGCAGCGTCTGCGCCTCCTCATTTTTCGTGCATCAGCACAAAGGCACCATCAGTGCATTGCGTCGTGTGGTTGAGCCGCTCGGCTTTCTGATTGAGGTGCGCGAGTGGTGGCAGCTCAACGAGGAGCCTGGCACATTCCGCCTCGTTGTCGGCGTGCTCGACAGCGGCATCACCGAGGAAATGTATCAGGAACTGGAACGCCTGATTGATGATGCCAAACCGGCAAGCCGCCACCTGACCGGGCTCGCTATCAGTCTGAGCACCTCCGGCGACCTGTTTGTCGGTGCGGGATGCTACCACGGTGACGCACTGACCGTTTACCCCTACACCCCCGAGAAAATTGTCGTCGGCGGTGAATATTACCCGGCCTCGGCCATCCATTTGATTGATAACCTGAGAGTGAACGCATGAGCGCAAAATATTTTGCCATTCTGACCAATCAGGGCGCGGCAAAGCTGGCGAACGCGACAATGCTCGGCACTAAGCTGCACCTGACACAAATGGCGGTCGGCGATGCCAACGGTGCATTACCCACGCCAGACCCGGCGCAGACGGCGCTCATCAGCCAGAAGCGCATCGCGCCGCTGAATCTGCTGACCGTTGACCCGGATAATGCGAGCCAGATTATCGCGGATCAGATTATTCCCGAAAATGAGGGCGGTTTCTGGATCCGTGAAATTGGCCTCTATGACGATGACGGCGTGCTGATTGCCGTCGCTAACTGCCCTGAGACTTATAAGCCGCAGCTGCAGGAGGGCAGCGGACGCACGCAGACCATTCGCATGATTCTGATTGTGTCGAGCACGGCGGCGGTTACGCTGAAAATTGACCCGAGCGTCGTACTGGCAACGCGCAAGTATGTCGATGATGCGGTCATTGAAGTCAAAGCATATGCCGATGATGTGATGAAAAAGCATATCAGCGCGGAAAACCCGCATCAGCAATACCTGTTAATCGCGAACGCGCTCAAAGAGCTGGCGGACGCCGGTCTCATCGCTGACGTGTTCAAAAATCTTGGGCTGGGGTCTGCAGCCAGAGCGAATGTGGGTGATTTTATTTCTTCCGGGGGAGGTAATTACCAGTCAATCCTCAGAATGAAAGGTGTTGAGACCCTTCCAACTGAGTTATTAGCAGGGAATTTATCTTCACTTTATGGCGCGCCGTCCCCGATACCGAGCGGTGCTATTGCTTCTGGATGGACGGCAAACTGGTATCTGAACCAGATAATTTGCGGGATTATTCGTGGGGGCTCAACCGGTGCCTCCGGGTTTGGTATCGACATTAACGGTAACCGTGTATTTCAGGTGGATATGGGCGGGTCGGCTTATGCCAACGGTGCGAAGCTGGCAACGGAAACGCTGGTAAGCGGTAAACAACCTTTAGACGGCACATTAACCGACCTGTCCGGTAAAACCGCAGCGCAAATAAATACGTATCTTGGGCTGAAAAATGCCGCGAAGCGGGATGTGGGGACGGGCAGCGGTCAGCTCCCAGATATGTCTGCATTTACACAGGGATTTACGGGTAACGGCAGTTCCTTTACTGGCTTCTTTTCTCTGCCGGGTGGCCTGATTGTGCAGTATGGCTATGTTGGACTGTATGGCGCTGCCAACGTATCCACCCTCAACCTTCCGCTGTCTTATGCGGATTCAAAATATGCGGTGATTGCCAATAGTGACCTTGCGGTTTCCGGGAACGTTGTTTTCCCGTGGTTCGGTGCCAGACCACGCAGCGCCAGCCAGATTGATTTACAACAAAGCACGGGAACGGACGGATACGCTTGTTACTGGATTACTGTCGGGAGGGCATCATAATGCTGTGGAGTGCCAAAAATAACTGCTTCTTTTTACCAACCGAAGGCGCGCTGATTCAGGCACCCGATGCCATACCTGTTGACGATGCGGTGTTTAATGAGTTCGGTCTCGGTTTTCCGCCAGAGGGTAAGCGCCGCGTTGTAAGTAAAAAAGGGTTACCAGCGTGGGGAGATATTCCGGCACCGACCCACGAGCAGCTTGTCGCCGCCGCAGACGCAGATAAACAAAACCGCATCAGCCGGGCTAATAACTACATGAACGGTAAGCAGTGGCCGGGGAAAGCGGCTCTCGGCAGGCTCAAAGGTGACGAACTGACGCAGTACAATCTGTGGCTGGATTATCTCGATGCGCTGGCGGCTGTGGATACCACACCGGCACCCGATATTGCGTGGCCGGTAAAACCTGAATAATGCAGGGCGGGCTGATGCCCGCTTTTTTATGATTTGTTTATGTACCATCCGCCACCCATCGCCGACAAATAGCCCCCCTCCATAGCAGCCAGGACAATAACACTCGCCCATTAATCACGGAGTTAACCGGATGAGTGATTTTCACCACGGCGTGCAGGTGCTTGAAATTAACGACGGCACCCGCGTCATTTCCACGGTTTCGACCGCTATCATCGGCATGGTCTGCACGGCCAGCGATGCGGATGCGAAGCTATTCCCCCTCAACGAGCCGGTGCTGATTACCAACGTGCAGAGCGCCCTTGCGAAAGCCGGTAAAAAAGGCACGCTGGCAACCTCCCTGCAGGCCATCGCCGATCAGTCGAAGCCGGTCACTATCGTCGTGCGCGTCGCCGAAGGTACCGGAGACGACGCCGAAGCGCAGACCATTTCAAACATCATCGGCGGGACGGATGAGCACGGTAAATACACCGGTATCAAAGCGCTGCTGACCGCCGAAGCGGTCACCGGCGTCAAGCCGCGTATTCTCGGCGTGCCGGGTCTCGATACGCAGGAGGTCGCGACGGCGCTTGCGTCGGTGTGTATCAGCCTGCGGGCGTTTGGTTACGTCAGCGCGTGGGACTGTAAAACCATTTCTGACGCCATCAAATACCGCGAGAATTTCAGCCAGCGCGAGCTGATGGTCATCTGGCCTGACTTCCTCGCATGGGACACCACCGCGAACGCCACCGCGACGGCCTATGCCACCGCCCGCGCGCTCGGTCTGCGAGCCAAAATCGACCAGACCATCGGCTGGCATAAAACCCTGTCAAACGTTGGCGTGCAGGGTGTCACCGGCATCAGTGCCTCAGTATTCTGGGATTTGCAGGCATCCGGCACCGACGCTGACCTGCTCAACGAGGCCGGAGTCACGACGCTGGTGCGAAAAGACGGTTTCCGCTTCTGGGGTAACCTCACCTGCTCTGATGATCCGTTATTTCTCTTTGAGAACTACACCCGCACCGCGCAGGTGCTGGCCGACACGATGGCCGAGGCGCACATGTGGGCGGTCGATAAGCCCATCACCGCCACGCTCATTCGTGACATTGTCGACGGCATCAACGCCAAATTCCGCGAGCTGAAATCAAACGGCTACATCGTGGACGGCGAATGCTGGTTCGACGAGGAATCGAACGACAAGGAAACCCTCAAGGCCGGGAAACTGTATATCGACTACGACTATACCCCCGTCCCGCCACTGGAAAGCCTGACCCTGCGCCAGCGCATCACCGATAAATATCTGGTGAATCTGGCCGAATCGGTCAACAGCTAAGGAGCCTGAAACAACATGGCACTACCCCGCAAACTCAAATATCTGAACATGTTTAACGACGGCCTGAGCTACATGGGCGTCGTGGAATCCGTGACGTTGCCGAAGCTGACCCGCAAGCTCGAAAACTATCGCGGCGGCGGTATGAACGGCGCGGCGTCGATTGACCTCGGCCTCGATGACGACGCGCTCACCATTGAGTGGTCTGTCGGTGGCCTGCCTGATGTGGCGCTGTTTGCTCAGTACGCCGCGCCGGGTGCCGATGCCGTGCCGCTGCGTTTCGCGGGATCCTACCAGCGCGACGACACCGGCGACATTGTGGCGGTAGAGGTGGTCATGCGTGGCCGTCATAAAGAAATCGACGGCGGCGAGAATAAACAGGGTGAAAACACCTCGACCAAACTGTCGACGGTCTGCACCTATTACCGCCTCACCATCGACGGTAGCGACATCATCGAAATCGACACCGTCAACATGGTCGAGAAGGTGAACGGCGTCGACCGTTTGGAACAGCACCGCCGCGCCATCGGGCTGTAATTACCTGACCGGTCGGCTCCGCTGGCCGGTTACTCATCCCCATTCAGAGCAGAGAAAAACACCATGACTCAAGAGAAAAAATCCCCTGCAGTAAGCCCGGTAGCCGCCCCGGAAAACCCGAACGTCGTGACCCTCGACAAGCCGATTAAGCGCACCGGTCAGACAATTGAAACGGTCACCCTGATTGAGCCGAACGCCGGTACCCTGCGCGGCGTCAGTCTGGCAGCGGTGGCGCAGTCCGAGGTCGATGCGCTGATTAAGGTGCTGCCCCGCATGACCTATCCGGCGCTCACTGCTCAGGAGCTTACCGCGATGAACCTGCCGGATATGCTGTCGCTGGCCGCTAAGGTGATTGGTTTTTTGTCACCGGCTTCGGCGGAATAGACTTCCCGCCAGACCTGTCGACCGATGACCTGATGGCGGATATCGCGGTGATATTCCACTGGCCGCCATCAGAGCTCTATTCCCTGAGCCTGACCGAGCTCATCACATGGCGCGAAAAGGCGCTGCAGCGTAGCGGAAACCACAATGAGTAATAACCTGAGGCTTGAGGTATTGCTGAAAGCGGTCGACCAGGCGACCAGACCGCTTAAATCCATCCAGACCGCGAGCAAATCCCTGTCGGGTGATATTCGCAACACACAAAAAGGACTGCGTGACCTGAACGGTCAGGCGTCGAAAATCGACGGCTTTCGTAAGGCAAGTGCACAGCTGGCCGTAACAGGTCAGGCGCTTGATAAAGCAAAACGCGAGGCCGGTGAGCTGGCCGTGCAGTTTAAAAACACCACCGGCCCGACCCGCGCGCAGGCGCAGGCACTAGAAGCGGCAAAGCGTGCCGCCTCTGAGCTGCAGACGAAATACAACAGCCTGAGAACGTCGGTACAGCGCCAGCGCTCCGAGCTGATGCAGGCCGGTATTAATACCCGCACGCTGTCTGCCGATGAGCGTCGGCTCAAAACCTCCATTAGCGAAACGACAACGCAGCTTAACCGCCAGCGTGAGGCACTGGCGCGCGTCAGTGCGCAGCAGGCGAAATTAAGCCGGGTGAAAGAGCGATATAAATCAGGCAAAGAGCTTGCCGGTAATATGGCCGCAGCAGGTGCGGCCGGGGTTGGTATTGCAACAGCGGGAACGATGGCCGGGGTTAAATTGCTGATACCCGGTTATGAGTTTGCGCAGAAAAACTCCGAGCTGCAGGCCGTGCTCGGGGTTGGTAAGCAATCCACTGAAATGCAGGCTCTACGCAAACAGGCGCGCCAGCTCGGCGATAACTCAGCCGCCTCAGCAGATGATGCGGCCGCTGCGCAGATCATCGTAGCTAAATCTGGCGCAGATAAAGACGGCATAGTGGCACAAACACCAGCCATTCTGAATATGTCGCTGGCGAATAAAAAAACCATGGAGGAAAACGCCGCTTTACTTATTGGTACTAAATCGGCATTCGGGCTCGCCGATGACAAGGCGTCGCACATTGCAGACGTCCTATCGATGGCGATAAATAAATCTCAGGCCAGCTTTGAGGGGTTGAGCGACGCGCTTACCTATGTCGGTCCGGTTGCTAAAGATGCGGGGGTTAGCCTTGAAGAAACCGCTGCAATGCTGGGTGCGTTACATGATGAAAAAATCACAGGCTCAATGGCGGGTACTGGTGGCCGCGCAGTGTTGAGCCGCCTGCAGGCACCAACAGGAAAAGCCTATGATGCCATTAAAGAACTTGGCGTTAAGACAATGGATAAAAAGGGCAATACACGCCCAATATTTACCATCCTGAAAGAAATGCAGGCCAGCTTTAAGCGTAACAATCTCGGAACAGGTCAAAAAGCCGAATACATGAAAACAATATTCGGTGAGGAGGCAAGCTCTGCTGCCAGCATATTAATGACAGCTGCGGCCAGTGGAAAACTGGATAACCTGACCAAAATAATAAAAGAATCTGATGGTAAAACCGAAGAGCTGGTTAAGGTCATGCAGGATAACCTCGGCGGCGACTTCAAAGAGTTCCAGTCTGCTTATGAGGCCGTCGGTACCGATCTTTTTGACCAGCAAGAAGGCTCACTGCGCAAGCTAACCCAAACAGCCACGCAGTATGTGTTAAAGCTCGATGTCTGGATCCAGAAAAACAAAGGACTGGCGACAACTATCGGCATCATTGCCGGTGGTGCCCTTGCTCTGATTGGTATCATCGGCGGCATCGGTCTCGTTGCGTGGCCGGTTGTCATGGGGATTAACGCCATCATTGCCGCCGCTGGCGTGATGGGTACGGTCTTTACTGTTGCCGGTACTGCCATTGTGACCGCGCTCGGCGCGATTACCTGGCCGATTGTGGCCGTCGGTGCGGCGATTGTGGCCGGTGCGTTACTTATCCGTAAATACTGGGAGCCCATCAGCGCATTTTTCTCGGGGGTGATTGAGGGCATCATGAGTGCCTTTGCACCGGTCGGGGAGATGTTCGCCCCGCTGGCGCCCATCTTTGACGGGCTCGGTGAGAAGCTACGCGGCGTCTGGCAGTGGTTCAGAGACCTGATTGCACCGGTCAAGGCCACGCAGGAGACGCTCGATAGCTGCAAAAATGTTGGCGTCATGTTTGGTCAGGCGCTGGCCTCTGCCTTGATGGCTCCGCTCAATGTTTTTAACAAACTGCGCAGCGGTGTCGACTGGCTTCTCGAAAAGCTCGGCATCATCAACAAAGAGTCGGACAACCTCGACGAGACCGCCGCCAAAACCAACGCCGCCACACAGGGTAATTCCTACATCCCGGCAACCAGCACATATGGCGGTTATCAGGCTTATCAGCCCGTTACCGCACCGGCGGGACGCTCTTACATTGACCAGAGCAAAAGGGAATACAACATCACTCTGCCGGGTGGTGTTGCGCCGGGGCATCAGCTTGACAGACAGCTACGCGACACGCTCAAACAGGTTGAACGCGAAGAGCGTGCGCGTCAGCGTGCCAGCATGAGCCATGACTGAGGGGAATAAATGATGATGCTTGCGCTTGGAATGTTTGTTTTTGAACGCCGCACCCTGCCTTATCAGTCGATGCAACACTCGAAAGATTACCGTTGGGCGTCTAATGACCGGGTCGGTAAACCGCCCGCGTATCAGTTTCTCGGTGAGGGGGAAACCGCTATCCAGCTTGCCGGGACGCTTTACCCGGCCATTACCGGCGGTCGTATTACCCTGATGACGGTTGAGCTGATGGCGAGAGAGGGCAAGGCGTGGCCGCTGATTGAGGGAACGGGCAATATCTACGGGATGTATATCGTCGACAAGGTATCGACCACGCACACCGAGTTTTTTAGCGACGGTGCGGCCAGAAAGATTGATTTCACCCTTTCGCTAAAACGGGTCGATGAGTCGCTGACGGTGATGTTTGGCGACCTGAATAAACAGGCCGGTGAGCTTCTCGACTCTGCCGGTAATCTGGCCGATAAGCTGCAAAGCGGGCTCGGAGGGCTGACAGCATGATGACGGGTATGACCATTGACGCCGGTGCAAGCCTTGCTCCGGCTTTCATGCTGACGATGAACAGCCAGGACATTACCAGCAATTTTAGTGACCGGCTGATTTCTCTCACCATGACCGACAACCGGGGTTTTGAAGCTGACCAGCTCGACATCGAGCTCGACGACACCGACGGCAAAGTTGAGTTACCCCTGCGCGGGGCGGTGCTGACGCTGTGGCTTGGTTGGCAGGGTTCGGCGCTTCTGAAAAAGGGTGATTTTACGGTCGATGAGATTGAGCACCGGGGCGCGCCTGACACCCTGACCATCCGGGCGCGCAGCGCAGACTTTCGCGGAACGCTCAATTCACGGCGTGAAGAATCATGGCACGACACCACCCTCGGCGAACTTGTCAGCACCATCGCAAAACGCAATAAACTGACGGCCAGCATCGCGGATCCGCTGACAAAAATCCCGGTGCCGCATATTGACCAGTCGCAGGAGTCCGACGCGGTATTCCTGACCCGACTGGCAGACCGCAACGGGGCGACGGTATCAGTGAATGCGGGAAAGCTGCTTCTGCTTAAAGCCGGTAGCGCAATGACGGCCAGCGGTAAGCCCGTCCCGCAAATGACGCTGACCCGCAGCGATGGCGATCGTCATCAGTTTGCCATTGCCGACCGTGGGGCTTATACCGGCGTAACGGCAAAATGGTTACACACCAAAGACCCGAAGCCGCAAAAGCAGAAAGTGACGCTGAAACGCCAGCCAAAAGAGAAACACCTGCGCGCACTTGAACACCCGAAAGCAAAACCAGTCAGCAAAAAGACAAAGACCAAAAAAGAGCAGGAATCCCGCGAAGGTGAGTATATGGCCGGTGAGGCCGATAACGTGCTGGCGCTGACGACGGTCTACGCGTCAAAGGCGCAGGCAATGCGCGCCGCTCAGGCTAAGTGGGATAAGTTGCAGCGGGGGGTGGCAGAGTTTTCAATTACGCTGGCGACCGGCCGTGCTGATTTATTCCCTGAGACACCAGTGCGCGTCGCGGGGTTTAAGCGCGTCATAGACGAGCAGTCGTGGCTAATCAGTAAGGTAATTCACAATCTGAGTGATAATGGCTTCACGACGGGCTTAGAGCTTGAGGTTAAGCTCTCTGATGTGGAGTACAGATCTGAGGAAAGCGAGGACTAA